ACTATACCAAAAATAGTATTACCATTATTAGATCTATTAAAAAATAAAAAAATAAATTATTATATAGACAAATATATAAGTTTTATAAAAATAGACTTAACTAATGAATTAGATATTAGTAGTGATATATATTATTTAATATATAAAAATTTTATAATAAATAAAAACATTAAATTAAATATAAATAATATAAATAATATAAATAATATAAATACTGCTATAAGTTTTTTTAGCAGTAATGTAAATTTACCTTCATATTATGCATTAAGAGATACAATTACAAATATTATTAATAATGAAGATATTAAAAATATTAAAATTATTAAAAACTGGAAGGCTAGTGGATATATAGGATGTATAAAAATAAATAATATAATACTTATTAATAATACTTTATATATAACTATTCTTAGAGATTCAGAAATAGACAGTTCATTTTTTTGTGTTAATGGTTCTTCTAATTATTATTTAGAATATATTTATAAAAGTATTAAAAAAGAATATAACTTAAAAAAATTAAATTTGTATTTAATTGGATATATACATCCAAACTCCTATCATTTACCATTAAAGACGATATTTGATAACGTTTATATTAATTTTTATAGTATTAATAAGGGTAATATTTATAAAAGACTTTTATAAATAATTGGATTATCAGTTAAATATAAAATATATTTAAAATTAAAATATTTTAGATATTTATTAGTAAATGGTAAATATTTATATACTATGTATTATTATAATATTATTATTGATTTTTAGGGAGATAAAATATAAAATATTAGATGGTGATAACAAAAAAGATATTAATATTGTTAATAGGCTTAACATGATATAAATTTAATAAGACCTAATATAAATGTTACAATATAAATAGGAACTAATCAAACTATATCAGATAAAACTCATATTATATTAAATCTTAAAAATAAAAATAATGAATATTTAGAATATAATAAAATATTATATAATTTTTTGAATATGTATTCATTTACATTTTGTAAATCAATAGGTCATACAGACGAATGGTTAAAAACATATAGAGAATTATTAGAGAAAGCCGAAGAATTAAAATTATATAAACCATATATTAACTTTATGTCGCATTGAGTTTCAATAGAATAATAATAGTTTTCTAATATATTATTTATTTATTCTATAATTTTATGTATTTATATTTACATAATAAGTTCTAAAATTTCTATTTTTTGTGTTAAATCCCAATGTATAGATAATATATATGTTTCTATAATTTTAAAATGTTTATATAAATAATTTAAATAATTTGGACTTTTTTCTTCATAATTTCCTATACTAATTACTATTGTTCCTTTAAAATTTTTTAATAATTTAATTCCTAATTCTTCATAATCTATCCATGATAAAAATAAACAAATATTATTATGATTTTTAATTTCTTTTAATGCTATTATACCTTCTTTTTCTATCATATTAGACCAAGAATTTTTTTCATATTGAATATCATATGTTAAAGTTTTTAAATTAGTAAAATTATTAAATAAATATGTATGAAAACCATTACCAGAACAAGGATCAAATACTGTATCACACTTATCTTTAATTATATTATAAATATTTTGTAATATATTATAAGGTATAACTGACCAAGAAAATATTTCAACAAAATTTTCTTCTAATGATATATTTTTTAAACAATATTTATTTTTAATATCAATAATTCTTTTATTCATTATTATTTCAAAATTTGGATCTTTATTTTTATATTCATTATAAAAATTATATTTTATATGAATCATTTATAAATTATTAAATACTTTTTACTTAAATATATAATTATAAAAAATTATATTAAACACATTAATGAATACATTATTTAACACACAAAATAAATATAGTTTTATAATTAATTACAATTTATGTGGTTGTGATGATAGTAAATATTTAAATAGACTACCTCAAGAACAATTCAATCTATATAATATGGATTATGGCGAATTCCATAACTCTATATATGATTTTATACTTAATAATCACTTTGATGAATTAGAAAAAAAAATATCTAAAAATTATTATGATCATATTAATAATTATGATAGACGTAATTTTAAAGATTCTATGATAATTTACTTAAAAAAGAATAATATAGTAGAAGATGATTATACATTAATATTAAAAAATAATTTTGAAATCTTATAAAAAAACAGATGTGATATCAATTTATATATAACTTTATATCCAAAACATTATAGTTTTGGAGAGGATTATTTCACTTTTAAAAGCAATACAGAATTAAAAAAAATAAACAAAGATAAATTTAAAATTGGGTTATATAAATTTAAATCTATATGGAAAGAATATAAGTTTATTAAAAACGCTACAAATAATTTGGGTAAATTTCAAAAACGGGAGAATATGTCAAATATAACAAGAAACCCAAATAGTTTTGATTTTTTAATAAATAATCCCGAATCAATTCATTGGGAAGAAATATATTATCGTAATATTCATGACGAATTATTTGTTAGATATAATAACAATATAATTAATTGTTATATGGAATAGACCACTTATTTAGATTTTGAAGATAGTGTGTCTTTTTTATTTGTAATTGAACGCAATGAAAATATTAAACAATTATATTTCAAGGAATTTGAAAGGTATAAGAATAGCGACGAATATACTGAACATAAAAAAGATGGATTTAATAGAACTGATTTTTTTCGCGCTCGTATGGATAGAAGTATTGAGTATGTAGGTAGGGATTTGGATTATATCAATTATTACTATATTTTCTATAAAAATCCATATATGTTGAAATTTATTTTAAAACATCCCAAGATATTTACATATCATCGTCTACTGTCAGTGAATCCTAGTGCTGTAGATTTTTTAAAAGATAATCCTCAATATATTGATATTAAACTACTATCTAAAAACACTAACAATGACGCATTTGATATAATTGAAAATAATATAGATGGTATAGATTGGAACAATATTTCAAAAAATTGATGTGATCGTGCCACAGAAATGCTAAAAAACAATTTGGATAAAATACATTGGAAAATTATATCATATAATAAAAATAAGAAAGCTATTCAGTTGATTAAAGATACTATTAAAATTAATAAAGATATTAAATCTAGGTTATATTGGGATGGGTTATTATCTAATATAAATGTGAGTGATATATTAGAAAATAATTTAGATAAAGTAAATTGGAATAAACTATCGTCAAATCCAGGAGCCATAAAAATAATTAAAAATAATTTGAACAAAATATCTTGGGGACATTTGACGGAAAATCCTAATCCAGAAGCTATAAAATTAATAGAAAATAATATTAATACAACTCTAATAAAATATGTTCATTCGAATATACTACAAAATCCAAATATTTTTGAAGTAGATTACGACTTTATTAAAAGAAGAATATACATTTTTCAAGAGGAATTAATGTCAATAGTTTTTCATCCTAAAATAGTTGAATATTACCTAAATAACTATAATTATGATATTAATTTAGAATATTAAGTATAAAAGATAATATTAATATTTTATATTTAAATATTAAAATAATATAATAGTATTATGGATAATATATTTACTAAAATAATAAATAAAACAGAACCTGCTAATATAGTATATGAAAATGATTATGTATGTTGTTTTGATGATAAATTCCCAGATGCCCCTGTTCATATTTTAATTGTTCCTAAAAAATATATAAAATCTTTAGCAACTATTACAGAAGAAGATTCAAAATATTTATCTGAAATATTATTAGCATCAAATAAAATAGCTAAAATGAAAAATATTAATGAAAGTGGTTTTAGATTAATAAGTAATTGTAATTATAATGGTGGACAAGAAATATATTATTTACATTTTCATTTAGTTGGTGGTTTTAGATTAGGTAGAATGTTAAATCTTCCTAAAGAATCTAAAAAAATTATGAAAGATATACGTGATAAAAATAATTAATTTATTATATATAATATGAATTTAAATCATGAGAATAGTAATTTCGATATTACAATTAATACAATATCATGTTGGTATCCTGTAAAATTAAATTTTAAAAATCCTATAATTAAATCTGTTAATAAATATTTCAATAAAGAAACTAATGAAATGTTTTTTATGATACGATTTATAGCTGATAATAAAACATATATGGAAAAGGCTAAAAAAAAATGTTAAAGAAAATATGGATTATATTGGAGAAGTTAATGATAAATACCATATTGCTTTTTGTTTAGATATAAAAGAAAATAAACTTTATGGTCCAGAATTATTTTTTGTTATACCTAAAAAATTTGAGAAGTGTCTATTTATTAATACGCATGGATATTGGAATTTACAATTTTATACAGATTATGAAATTACAGAAGATATTTATAAAGAATTATTAAAGAAAAATATATCAGAACCTATTCATAATACATTTTTAAAATCATTAAAATATGATAATAAAAAAATAACTATTAATGACGTAGAATTTAATTTAATTTAAATAATTTTAATTTATATTTTATATTGTTTCCCAAATTCAAAATTTCCTTTATAAATTATTTTTTCTTCCTTATCATACAATATCCCATTCACCTTCTTAATAATCATCGCTTCCCGGAATGATTCTTAAAATATCTTCATCATCTATAATAACCATTATATATCTATCATGATAATTAGACTTTGCAATATCATCCTCAATATTAAATATTTCTTTAGTAAAAATATCTTGATATAATACTACACCATTTTCATTTTCAATCTTAAATAAACCGTGATAAAAAATACCTTTATATTCAATACCCTTTTCATATAATGTACCTTCTCCATGGAAAAAACCATTATAAAGTTTCCCACTATATTTTAGAGTGGGTGTCTCTTGTGTCCTGTCTACATCATTCGTTGCTTGGATTGGCACACCTGTACCTACACCGGACCCGAACATCTTCACTGTATTCGCAAACATATAAATTTTACCATCTTTTAATGTGTAATTCTCATATTTTCCTTCACATTTTAAATGTCCCTCTTTGTAATAATATTTACCATATGTTCGTTCTACTTCATCATATGTACCCTCAAATTTTAAATTTCCATTTTCATAGAATTCTCTTCCTTCACCAAAAAATCTTTTATACTTAAATTCACCTTCATATTCTAATTTACCACTAGGATAATATTGCTTACCTTTACCATCATTAATTTCTAATTTTAAATTTCCATTTGGATATTTTTCAATACAGTTATCATAATTATTCATAATAATAATTAAATAATTATTGTTATAAATAAGTTTAATACAAATTTAAACAATTTTATAAAATTTAATTTAAACAATTTTATAAAATTTTAATATTACTATCAATTATTTTAAAAAATAATTTATCATGCAAATAATCAAATACTTCGTCTATTTTACCAACACTTAACCTATATGTAGATTGATTTTTTTTTTTTAAATAAAAATTATATATTTCTTTATCTAATTCAATATTATTTTCAAAAAGATATTTAATTAATTTTAAGTCATATGTTTTTATTGCTTTTAAACTAGATTTTATATTCCAAGGACATCCATTTTTATGTAAATAATCTATATATTTTAAATTAGAACTATATTTTATTACTACATCATATGTATTTTCATCCCAATAAAATTTATTCTTATGAAAATATTTTAATAAATTAAAATTACTTCTTCTTATTGCTTCATTACATGCATCCTCATGATAAGGACAATTAACTTTAATTAAATAGTCTAAAATATTATATTCTAAATTATGATAACTAATAATATAAATAAATAAATCTTTGTCTAAAGGACAATTATTATAATATAAATATTTTACAAGATCTAATGAATTTTTAGTAAAAGCATATTTATATAATAATTTATCCCAATAATACCCTTTTTTTTTTAAATAAATTATCATTTCGTAATTCTTTTTTAAAATAGCATTACCTATTATTTTATCATCCATTATAAACTTATTATCATTTTCAATAAATAATTTTAATCCTTCAAAATAATTTTCTTTAATTGTTAAAATAATACTATAAATACTATATGAATAAGCATTACTCAATAAGAAATTTAAAAATAAGAACTTTTTATTAATTATAATATAATTATAATCAATATAATTTTGTTTTCCAAATTTATTATGAAGATATATTAATGCATCAATATTATTAAATTTAATAGCTTGATTAAAATTATTACAATTAGCAGGACAATTATTTTCACATAAATATTTTAAAATTCTTAAATCTTTTACTTTAATTGCTTGATTTATAGTATTAACTCCTATTGGACAACCATTTTTATGTAAATACTTTAAACAATCTAATCGATTTTTTTTAGCAGCTTGATCACATGCTTTTTCATTCCAAGGACATTCATTCTCATGTAAAAATTTTAAACATTCTAAATGTCCTTTAAAAGCTACTATCATTACAATATCTTTTGTCCATAATAATTTTCTATAATTTGAAGTTATTGTATTACATTGATTAATAATATATTTATTATGAAACCATTTTAACATATCTAATAAACCAAATTTACATATTTTTGTTATTATTTTTTTATTTTTATAATTAGCTAAAATTGTTAATTCTTGTATAAATTTATAATCCCATAAATTACTAATTAAATCACTATAATCTAAATCTGGATTATCTACCATAAAATCATAAATACTCCAAGGTATTATATCAACTCCCCAAAATCTAAATGCATCTAATACTTTTTCTAAATCAATAATATTATTAATATTAATATTCTCTAGTATATATTTTTGATCTATTGCTTTTTCTAAATCTTTATCATTTTTACCAAATTCCTTATATAATACCGAGTTTTTAAAAATTTCTGATATTGGCATTTATTTATATTATTTAAATTTTATATATTTAAATAACATACTCTACAATATTTTTTTTTATATAATATTAATTTTTCATCTTCAATTTTAATTATATTTCTAACATTATTCATACATGTATCACAGATAAATGTCTGTTTTTTCATTCTTTCTGTTTTATTACTTAAAAATCTTCTTCTGTATAGTATATATTTATTTGTATTTTTATATGGTATAGTATATATTATATCAGTTTTTATTAAAGGATTTTTATTATTTTCTTTAGTAAAAATAGTCCATTTATTAAAAACATTTGATTTGATTAAATAATTTAAAATATATAAATCTTCTTTTACTCTTTCTATTTTTTTATTATTTAAATCTAAATTTAATTTTTTATTCATATTTAAAATATTAGTATTATTATTTATTTATATAATGTCAATTCAAGAAATATTTGATAAAAAATTGATAATAAATAATTCTGATAATATTAATATAAAACAAAATATTATAAAAAAAAACGAAAACGATATGAAGCAAAATCATACAAATATAACAACAACAAAAAACGAGAATGGTCTGGATCAATTTTATACAAATACTGATATAGCATCAAAATGTTATAACAAATTAATCCAAAAAATTAATATTAATGATTATGATATACATTTAGAACCGAGTGCGGGTAAAGGATCATTTTTTAATATTATGGATAATACTAAAAAAATTGGATTAGATATTGAACCAAAAAAAGAAGGCATTCATAAAATGAACTTCTTTGATTATAAACCAAAACATAATAAATATTTAGTTATTGGAAATCCACCATTTGGAAAGGTTTCATCTTTAGCTGTAAAATTCTTTAATAAAAGTGCCGAATTCGCAAATTGTATTGCATTTATTATACCAAGAACATTTAAAAGAGTTAGTATACAAAATAAATTAAATTTTAATTTTAAATTAATTTATAATGAAGATCTACCTGTTAAACCTTGTTGTTTTACACCTAAAATGACTGCCAAATGTTGTTTTCAAATTTGGATTAAAACAGAAACTAAAAGAAAAAAAATTATTTATGATAAGACGCATACTGATTTTAATTTCCTAAAACATGGTCCAAAAGATAAAAATAATCAACCAACACCGCCAAAAAATTGTGATTTTGTGTTAAAAGCATATGGGGCAAATTGTGGACAAATGATGGATAAAAATTTAAAAGATTTGAGACCAAAAAGTTGGCATTGGTTGAAATCTAATATAGATATTGAAATATTAAAAGATAGATTTAAACAATTAGATTATTCTATGTCTAAAGATACTGTGAGACAAGATAGTCTTGGACAACAAGAGTTAATATATTTATATAAATTAAAATTTGATTAGAAATTATTAAAATTATAATCTACTTTATATTTTTTAAACTCTTTCCATAAATCAAAATCTTTACCTTTTTTTTGATTTGGATTACATCGTAATGCATATTCACAATTTCTACCTTTAATATTATTAATTGTAATTTCCCCCAACTTTTTAATCGTTCCGTGAGCATATCCACCATAAAGAACAATAAGTTCATATACAATATTAGATGGTATTTTGAAAATATATGCCTTACCTATTTTTTTATCATTATTATCATACATATTATATCCTATAAAAATATAAAAATCAATATTATGATCTGGTCTTATTTGAACAAAATTTAATTTTGATTTTTTAGCATGAATTGATATTTTTATTTCATAATTTTTACCATTTTTATGACCATCTCCACTTGTTTCATCTATTGGACTATCTATTTTTAAATATTTTTTACATATAGTTTCTAAATCAGTTGATTGCGGGGATAAATAATTACGAGCTAAAATACATATTTCTGTTAAATTTTTTTGATTATTAATTTTTTTTAAAATTTGATTTTTATTATTATTATCGTTCAATTTCATTCCAGATACTAATTCACATAATTGATCATATTCCATTTTTAATTTTTTTACATATTTTTTTTTTTATATATGTTTATTTCAATTTTTAAATTGATTAATCATATTTAAAATATTAGTATTTTATTATTTATATAATGTCAATTCAAGAAATATTTGATAATGGTTATACTATTATTCCTTCGTTAATTTCTAATAAAACATGTGATAAGTTAAAAAATATATTAGATAAATCATATAATGAAGATCTACCCTTTAATTATTTTAAAGGTCATTATCAACAGTTGTTACCAAAAAATGAAGATGAAATTCCATATAATATTTTATTTAATAAAAAAATTCATAATATTATTTCTCAAATTTTTGGAAAAAAAAATTACTACTTATATTCATATACATGTAATTCAAATTTAGCAAAGGAGTGTCAACCATATCATATGGATTGTCGACATTATTATCCTTTAGAAACTATTAAACAATTTGGTAGTCAAGGCTTACCACTACAATTAATAGTTAATACTTATTTAGAAGATACTACTGAAGATAATGCTTCTTTTGAAATTATACCTGGGTCACATAAAATAACTGATTTTGAATTAGGAGAAGATGGTGAAATTAATGATAAATATACTAATAAATTACATAAAGTTAAATGTAATTTACCAAGAGGAAGTATTATTATAAGAGATAAAAGAACATGGCATAGAGGAACTAATAATCATAGTATGAAAGTAAGACATATGATTGGAACAAGTTATGCTATTAATTGGTATAATTTAAATAGTAAATTAAAATTTAATTCTGATAGTGAATATATGTTTTATGATGCTCCTTTTTCTACACATAATTTATTATTTACTTAAATAATGGTGAATTTCCTACAGACATATTGTCTTGAGGATTAAACATACAATCATATCTTTGAATATTTTTTGGTGTAAAATTTCTATGAGTTTTGGGTAGAATATAAATATTTAATGCTTCACTCATTCTCAAAATTGTAGCAAAATTTTTATAAAAATTATCACTATGATGACAAGGCATAAATGTGTTCTTTTTTTTATAGGTATTTATTGATTGTAATGATTTTGTTTTTTTATTTATATTTTTTGCTAATTGTTGTTCTGGTATTGTAATTGTATGAGCTAATTCATGTAGAAAAGTATGAATAACTATTTCAATTGGTATTATATTATTATTTGGAAATTTTAATTTAACTCCCAACCATTCTATTTCTGTTTGAGATAAATCTGCCATCCTTATACCGGGTTTATAACTTATCCACCTCTTTACATTAATATGTGTTACACCATGATATTCAAAATTATCTTTATTATTAAAATTTGGATCATTGCTATTTACTATTTCTTTTATTTCATAGTCATCATTTAAATCAAGATGTATATTACACTTTTTATCAACGGAATTAAATTTTATTTTATTTTCTTTTTGATATAAAATTAATAATTGTCTGATTTTGTATAAAATTTCAATCATTATATTTAAATATCTAATTTTATATTTAAATATAAAATTAGATATTTAAATATTTATTAGTAAATGGTAAATCAATAGATATTATTATTTGATATATAGTTTAATATAAATTTATGTAAATCTTTATAAATCTTATTTAAATATTGAAAAAAAAAATTATTTAAATAAAATTTATAATAATTAAATAAAATGGAAAAAATACTCAAATTGTGTAAAGATAGCGACCTAGTTTTATTAACAAATGAAGATAAGAAAAATATAGATTTTTCCTATAATGACTATGAATTAGTGGAAGTATGCTGTAAAAATGAGAATTTATTTAAGCAGTTATATAGTTTAATAAAATTAGTTGAAATTCCTATAAAACCAGAATATCAAGATGAGTTTAAAAGTGAAAATATATTATGTCATTGTTGTAGATATAATAAATATACAATTGTTAAATTAATTTTAGATATTGATCCTGAATATTATATATCTACAAAGAATAATGAAGCATTAAAACTGGTTTGTCAAGAAGGATATATTGAAATATTCCACTTATTAATAAATAAAGTAGAATATGATGAAAATATTATTAAAAAAGCAGTAGAAAATAGTAAAGTAAATAGTTTAGTAATTAATAATAAAATAAAAATAGTAGAATATTTATTAGATAATTGTGTTAATATTAATAATAGTATATCAATATTATTAAGATATGGTTTAAGTTCAATTATTAGTAGATTAAAATTAGATAAATATGATATAGATTATTCCAAAATAATAGACAATATATTTGAATATATTAGCAGATTATGTAGTAGCCCTTCTCCGAGAACAATAGTAGTAAAATTATTTGAAAATGAAAAACTAAATAAATATTTATATGGAATTAAAGACTATGATTTATATAATAATACTATTAATTTTGATATTGACCAACTATTATTTGATATGTTTCCAAACTTATTTTCTGTTTCTTATACATATGAATTATTACATCAGTGTACCTATAAAAATCGTCTTGATTTTATGAAAAAAGTATATAATGAAAAAAAAACAGAAATTAAATTTTTAGAAAAAAAATATAATTACTATCATAAATCTAATGATTTATATACTGCTTATATGGCATTTGAATTAGCATCAAAAAATGGTCATTTAGAAATTGGGAAGTGGTTGTATTCTATTATTCCAGATATAGATCTTTTATATGGAAATCAACAATATCTTTATGATGCATTTAGATACAGTAGCGTATACAATAATATTAAATATATTGAATATATTGAATGGTTAATAAGTCTGGAGAAGTTTGATATTCGTTCTGAATATTTAGAACTAGCTTGTTTTAACTGTTTTAATGAGGGAATTGATTTGATTTTAAAAATCAATCCTACACTTGATATATATAACAATAACTATGGTGTTTTTAATATTAGTAGTAATAATCCTATGATTGAAAATATGGATATACATATAGAAACATTAATAAAACTATTAAAAATACATGATAATAATTCTAAAAAGGATGAGCATATAAATATATATAATGAGATTTTTCATTTTTATTCTATAGATTCAAAATTGAATTCTGTATCTGAATGGATTTATACCAAATATTATGATAAAATTGATATATATTATGATAATAATAGATTATTAAAAAGTTTAATTAAATTTAATGATATTGATAAATTAACATGGCTTTTAGAAAAAAAACCAGATATTGATTTACTTTCTAATACAGAAATATATGATTATTTTTATAATATAGAAGGTATAAAATGGTATATGGATAATTGTAATGATTTTGATATTTCCTATAATAATGAACAATTATTTAGAAATGATAATATTATTTCAAATATTTCCATAATTAAATGGCTAATTGAGATAAAACCTGATATTGATATTGAAGCATGTAATCATTATACATTTAAAAATAGTTGTAAATATTATTACTTAGATGTGGCAGAGTATTTAGTTAGTTTAAGACCTGATAAATATTTTATATATCCAGATGAAAACGATGATCCAGATATAGATGAACTTAATTTTAAAATAATTAATACACTAACTTTTGAAAAAGAAATTAAGGATTTTGATACACAAGAAATTTGTTGTATTTGTTATAACAAAGAATGTAATATAGTAACTAATTGTAATCATAAATATTGTAGTGATTGTTTAACTAAATGGATCAATACTATACTAATATTTTCATGTCCTTATTGTAAAAATGATAATATCAAGTTATATAAAATAAATATTATTAAATAATATTATTATAAATTAATCAGCATAATTTTTGCAAGATGTTTCAAATAGTCTTTCCCATCTTTAATAATTTGTCTTTTTACTTTATAATCAATATGTTCTGGAAATACTTCTCCTACATCATATTTGTATATTCTCATTTTATCATATACAAATTTAGGCAGCCATTCACTTCCTTTTGTATGTGAATTAAAATATATATTTTTTCCTAAAAATGTTAGGTCATATGGTAATGAAGCCTTTACTATTTCCCATATATGAGTAGATAATTTATTATCTTCAAATACACAGAATTTATTAGTTCTAGGATCTTCACGTCCAGTTCTACCATGTCCTCTACCTGATGGTGATGATTTATTCCATCATTTACTTTCACATCTTTTTATTATATTAGAACATTCATCACTATCTAATATATCAGTAATAGTATAAATTTGATCATTATATAGTTGTGTTTTTGGTATTGTTTTTTAGAATAAATAAACTAATTTTTAAACAATAATATAATTGTATAAAAAATAATATCTATATCTATATATATATATCTATATGTATAAACAAAAGTATTTAAAATATAAACAAAAGTATTTAGAATTAAAAAAAATAGGTGGAAGTACTAAAACTAAAACTAAAACAAAAGTTGTAATACCAAAAAAAGCTTCTCCTTTAACAAAGGTAACTGTAACATCTCCCATCCCAGAAAATATATTGCGTGATGTAGAAATTATCGATAAGCGCGATAGTAATAAAATAACTAAAGATATTTTTAAATTAAAAGAAAAAAAAGAGTTAAAATCTTTAGATGCTAAATTAGAATATAATGATAACATATTAAATTTAAAAAAAAATGATGAAAAATGGAATAAAGAAATAACATATTATGGTTTAGAACCATCATTATTTAAGATTCTTAAAAATAATGGTTCTATATATAAATGTAAAAGGGATTATGATTTACATGATGATGTAAATAGAATTAACGATAATAATGTTGATGAGTTATTTATAAATGAGTTTTCAGTTAAAAAAATGATAGAACTTTATGAATTAATTTTTAATGTAGAATTAAAATTAAAAAGTGTTTTTCCAAATGTAGATACAAAACAATTTATGAATGTTAGATATTCAAACGATAATGAATATTATATAATATCAAGCATACACACTAATGATGATAATTATATTAATAAAATTGATGATATTACTGAATATATAAAAAGATATGAAACAGATGAAGTTAAAATTAAGTTAATAATCCAAACATTAAAAAGTCAAAAAAGTTCTATTGATAATAATCATTTAGAAAATGATAGTATTACTTTATCAATATTAAAAAATTTAATATCAATAGATGATGGAAGTAATATTTCATTTCAGCATTTATTTTTATTAGTTTATAGTTTAAAAAGATTAATTCAAGATAAAATTACAGATTTTATTTTAAATTATTCTGTTATATATAATGACGGATATAAAATTTATAGACAAAATAAAATTTATAGTTATTTTATATTAAATACTGTAAAAGATATAGAAAATAAAATTAATGAGAATATGGTATCTGGTTTTTTTTTAAATGAATTAAATGAAAAATTATTTAATGAAAAAGAGGATATAGAATATAAGGATTTTATATTAGATCAACTAAAAAATACTTTAAAAATAAAAGTAATATTAAAGGGTGGTAATTTAATAAAATACATATATGATGATGAATTAGAAGTATCTGATGGTATGTTTAAATTAAAAAATTATGATGAATATTATAAAAAATTATCTGATTATGATTTTGATATTAAAATAGATTTTTTTAATCCTATAATCCTAACTAAATTTTATAAAGATTTCAGATTATGTAATAATATATATATAGAAATTTATCAATTAATTAAAATAATTGTTATTGAATTTATAAATAAATATTTTTATGATATTAAAAATAATTATAATAATCTTGTTCCGAAGTATAAGTTTAAAGATGTTGAATCATCTATAAATTGTAATATCGAAATTTTTAATATATATATCAGATCTTTTTCTAAATTAGTAGCTGTAAACCCTCAAGTAGTAAAAAAACTAGCAAGCATACCTTTTTTAAATATCGAAAGAAAAAATTTAAAAGATAACTGGAAAACTGAATGTGAATGTATGTCGTCTTTAAAACGTTTATCTAAAAATACATGTGAATTATATAAATATGAGTTTTATCAAAATCTAAATTGTAAAGATTTACCACTTACTGAAAATACTAAGAACTCAATTTTAAGTTATATATCATCACAATATATTGGAAATATTAATAAAAATAATAGACTACAAGTTGAATTTTTCGATTTAACTAGATTATGTCTAAGATTTGATGTTTTAGATAGCGGTATTAAGTCAAAAGCAGAGTGTATTGATTTCGGAATATTCAATTTCGGAAAACAAGATATGGAAAAAGGCATTAGTACAATGATAAAATACAATTATATACTTTTAGATAAAAATATAACATTTTATGGAAAAAGTATTAAATATTTAATAGATGAATTAATTGTATTAATAATTCGTGCTAATACTAAAAATTCAAAAAGATTACTACGTATTTTTATGATTTTAGATAAAATAATTAAAATGAATTTTAGTGTTTTTGAAATTTTTATGTCAGAAAATAAATTTATGTCAAATTTATACTTTCAAAATATTATTACCACTTATAGTGATTTTAATTTAATATCTTTTAATTTAATAGATGTGATAATAATACTATTTAATAAAAAAAAAGAGTTAGTCCGTTTAAATGAAGATGAATTAAATAAATGGAGCAGTTATAAACTTTTTAAGGATGCATATCTAAATTTTATAAAAAATATAAATGAACCAGAATTTAAAATAAAGATTAAAATAAAAAACTTTGATTTTAATTCATATTTATCAAACACAGAATTAAAAAACATATTAGAATTATAATAGAATTATAATGCTCTTTTTTCTACACATAATTTATTAGTTATTGGATCTTCACGTCCAGTTCTACAATGACCTCCACATGATGGTGATGATTTATCCCAACCTTTAGTTTCACATTTTTTAATAATAATAGAACACCTCTCTTCATTTAATACATCAGTAATAGTATAATTTTGATCATTGATTTTTATAATAAATATATATATATATATATATATATATATATATATATATATATATATAATATGACAGCAGCATTTAAAATCGCGTTAGGTGTAGCATTACAAGCATTCAAAGATGGTATTAATGATAATTGTATTAATAATCAAAAAAATGACGAGTTAATAGATCATGATATTAATTCTACATCATGAGTTAATATAATTAATTTATTACATTTACAGAATTTAAAAAAAAATAATATTTCATTTTTAGATTTAGTTCAGAATAAAGGCGTTCAAAATCCTAAAACATTAATATTAAAAAAATATGCTGAAAATATATTTGAACATGGATTTTCAGTAATCGGTAATTGGTTTCAAAATAAAACTTCTGTAAAAATGGGACATATTAGTATTATAGGTTTAGATGATATATTAATTAATTTATTAATTTCTAGAAAACCATTAACTTATACAAAAAGTTTAGATATATTAGCAGGACGAGGATATAGTGTAATTTGGTTTAAAAATTTTGATAATAGTTTAGTTAATAGTGGAACAACAGTAAGTACTATATTAATAGTTGTTAAAGAATAATATATTTCGATAAATTAAAATATAAATAAAAATATAAATATAAATTAAAATATAAATTAATATTTCTTCTTAAATCCGTATTTACCAGAAATCCTTTTTAGATTAGGTAAATCAATATTAGAATATATTTTAAAATTTCTCCATTTATTTGATTTAATATGAGCATATTGAGGGTGTAAATTTGTTTCTGATATACCATATGGTTTTAATGTTTCTAATAATGGATATTCAAATCTAACCAAATATGTAATAATAATTTTAGTAGAAAAATTATTATTGGTTATTACATTTGTAGCTTCAAATAATTCTTTTGTTGAAATATTAAAAAAGGGAGGATCAATAACAATAATATTAAAATTATCTTCATCTAAATAATGAGGATTAATAATATCAAACTTTTCAAATCTGGGTAAGTAGTTAAATCTTTCGTCAATATCTAATAATTTTTCTTCTCTACCTTTTTCATGAAAAGCATGTGCTAAACTAGGAGTTGTAAAACAACAAGTATTTGTTATATATTCACACGCATCTAATAAATCATTTACTGTTTTAGAAGTCCAAAAATATTGTTCATATTTTCTATTTTCAGAAATCTTATTATCAAATACATCTTTCTTTTCATTACAAGTTTCAAAAAAAATCTTTGGAATGTTAACTAGCATATTTTGACCTTCTTCTAATGATTCAATTTTATAATTAACTTTATTTCCTTTTGTTTTATCTTTTTTAATACGAGTCTTTGATTTTTTTAACATATCTTTTTTTTTAATATAGTAATAAAATATATTAATATCAATTAATATCAATTTTATTTAGATAGTGTAATATTAAATTATAATGATTGTTAAATATATTTAATAAAAATAAAATTGATATTAATTGTTATTGATATTATATATATATATATATAGTTATATATATTATTATGGTAATTTGTTCAATATGCTTAATAGAAATAAATAATAAAAATAACTATACAGATATTAAATTAAATTGTAAGCATAAAAATAATTTTCACATAGATTGTTTAAATAATTGGTTAAAAAAAAAAAAGAATTGTCCTATATGTAGATCAAAAATATCAAATATATCAAAATCAATTAAATTAATTGATATTTATAAAATTAAATATCAATTACATATTTCACCTAATGAAAAATATCGTTATATTAA